TAACGAAATTATAAGACAAGACACTTTGATAAAGACTATTCTTGGCGTACCTCAACTAATAGATAGCAATAAAATTGCTAAGGCGGATAGAGATGACCAAAGGAAAGACTAAAAAACAATTAGAAAAAGAACAGCTTGAAAGAGATAAAGTGTTATGGTCAGTAATGCTTATTGGCATAATTTTAATTATTGGTATTTTTGTTCAAAACATTAAAGCAGACCAAATAGTACACAAGTTTAAATCTCCAAGCTTCAACGGCATTGGTACAAGCTCCCATTGGCTCACGATAGAAAACCAAGAGTTTTCAAGGAAATTAACCATAAAAGAAGAGATTAAGGCCATGCAGGAAGAAATAGAAAGAGAAAAAGAAAACTCTACCCTTGCGAGATTTATGCGTAATCTTGAGTCAAGAGTCTATGCAGAGCTTTCACGACAGCTGGTAAACAACCTCTTTGGTGAAACTCCTTCTGATTCAGGTATAATCGAACTAGAAGGAAACATCATTGAATACACAAGTGATGGAGTTACGCTAACACTTAAAATAACGGAAGCCGATGGAACAATCACTGAAATTACGATACCTATTGGTACTTTTACTTTCTAGTTGTTCTATATTTGACCAATTTGAAGACACGCAAAACCAAAGGTTTAAAGCTAAAAACGTAGTTTCTATACAAGATTTACAATCTTCAGAACTTAAATATGTGCCGATACCAAAGGTAAGTCCTGTCGTTGCCGTATACCCTTCAGCCTTTTCAGACCAAACCGGGCAACGTAAAAGCAACAGCGAATTTGCATTATTTAGCACAGCCATTACTCAACAACCCAACGCACTACTCATACGAGCATTAAAACATGCAGGAGACGGTAATTTTTTTAGAGTTGTAGAAAGAGTTGGTTTGGATAATTTAACCAAAGAAAGACAGCTTATACGTTCAGCTAGAGAGCAGTTTGCAAGCGAAGAAGAAAAGAAAAAACAATTAGCACCGCTGTTATTTGCAGGTATTTTGATGGAAGGTGCTGTCATATCATACGAATCAAACCTTGAAAGTGGTGGTGTCGGAGCTAGGTGGCTAGGAGTAAGCAATAGTGTTTTTTACAGAGAAGATAATATTACTGTAAGCTTGCGTATGGTTTCTGTTGCTACAGGCGAGGTCTTATTAGAGGTTTTAAGCCAAAAAACCATATTTAGTTACGGCAAATCAAATGATGTATTTAGATTTATAGAAGCAGGTACTGAGCTTGTAGAAGTAGAACTAGGCAATGCTAGAAACGAATCTTCTACTATAGCGTTAATGAAAGCCATTGAAGGTGCTGTATTAGAAATAGTAAACCTTGGATATGACAAAGGCTACTGGGTTTTACAAAATGCAGAAAAAACTATAGAATCTAAAAATGATGAATAAATGCATGCATTTTTTGTTATGTCTTGCTTTATTACCTATATATGCAGCCGACAACGAAATTTACGTTGAACAATCAGGTACAGGTGCAAATATAGACTTAGAACAGCTTGGCATATCAAATATAATTGGTGGGCTTAATAGTACAGCAGGTAGCGTAAATCCTTTTGATTTGGACGGTGACACCATGACGTTAGACATCAACATGATTGGTGCTACTAATAAATTTCTTGGTGATATATTTGCAGACAACTTTACAGGATTTTATGAATTTACCGGTGGTACAAACTCTTTTACGATTCAAGTAGACCCTACAGACACATATAGTGCAGACGGCTCAAATCAAAACGTACAGGTTACAGGCAGCGGTAATACATTTACTTTAAATCAAGGTACAACAGCTATAGCTGCATCTCTTGATTTAGATTGGATTATTCAAGGCTCAAACAACACAGTAACCTCAAACATAAATATTGATGGTGCTACTAACTATATGGACATAGACGGTTCTGATAATACAGTAACTTATACAGGTACAGGTGTGAACGCATCAGCAGGTGGATATTTTTATTTAGACCATACTGGAGGTTCAAGAACATTTAATATTCAACAACTGAGTACCCAAGACAATGACTGGCTTAAAATCATATCAGTTTCTGGCACTGCTTCTTCTACTGTTTGTGTCGTTCAAAACGACCAAGGTACAAGCACAAGCTGCTGATATAGGTGACATATCTGAACTTAACGGTTCAGCACAGATAGTAAGAGACAAGCCATACGAAGCTAACCTAAAGTTTGCTATTCAAAGCAACGATGAGGCTATAACCAAAGATGGCCGCATGGCTATTACTTTTCTTGATGATTCTGTTGTAAAACTAACAGAACATTCACAGCTTCTCATAGATGAATATATCTATGACCCTGACCCATCTAAATCAAAGATGGCTATTACCTTTGGTCTTGGCACCGCTAGATTTATTACAGGCAATCTAAATCGCATAGACAAGCAAAACATACAGCTAAAAACACCTACAGCTAATATAGCAATAAGAGGCACTGATTTTACAGCTACGGTAGATGAGTTAGGCAGAAGCTTGATTATACTGCTACCAGATGCATTAGGGTTATCTAGTGGAGAGATAGAAGTCGTGACTGCTATGGGAAGTGTCATACTTAATAAACCTTATGAAGCAACAACAGTAAGCGTATTTGAAGCAACTCCGTCCAAGCCTGTAATATTGGATTTAACGCTTGATGTAATAGATAACATGCTAATTGTGACACCACCAAAAGAAGAAATTGTTGCAGAAGAAGAAACCACAACTACAAAAACTGACAGCGTACTTGATTTTAACGACTTGGATATTGATTACCTTGCAGAGGATTTTTTTGCAGAAGATGAATTAGAATTTACTGAATTAGATATTAATTATCTTGACGTAAATTATTTAGAAGACTTATTGAATGTTTTAGATGCGTTAGCCATAGAAGAAGAAGAGGATGTATTAGCACAAGCCACTAGCACACAAATATCTGGTACCTTGTTAGGTAAAGACCCGGACACACAAATAACCACTTTAATTACAGGTGGTGTTATCAGCCTGCGTAGACAAGTTAATGAAAGCGTAAGGCTAGATTTAAACGGTAGTGATGCTTATACAGTTATTTTAATACAAGACGGTGTATCTAATATTATTAAAGTAAACGGTGGCAGCGATAGTGTCATTACAATTACTCAAAGCGATTAAGTGCAAAAAAGTGTTGACTTCTATTGTAAACTATGTATAATAAAATAATATTAAATAAATAGGAGTTAATTAATATGAGCAAAACTACACTACAAAAAGTATATGAAAAAATGACACTAATTCAACAGAATCCAAAGGACCTTTGTTTGATGTGTGTTTGGGATAATGATAGACCTGCATTAGCACTTGGTCTTAAAGACGGTCAAGCTATGACACCTCTAGCAATTATGCTAGACCAACAAAGATGCGATGGCTTGGTGCCTGACTGGAATAATTTTGATGAAATACAAGCAGTAATTGCAAAAGCACAAGAGCTTGAAGATAGAACAAAAAAATCAGAATTTGACATGCATCACACCACTATCGATAAACTCTTTGCAGAGTCACCTTATTGATGAATAAATTAATATTACCAATACTGATAATACTAGCACTACCGCTAGTGTTTCAGTCTGTACCTACAGAAATATTAAAACTCAAAACATTTGATGCTTTAGTCAAAGAACAAGAGCCAAGCGGTAATTTTGTTATTTTAAACATATCAGAAGAAGACGTAAGAAAACGTGGTGGTTTTCCTTTTCCTCGAAGAGATTTAGCACAAATACAAATAGACTTAATTAACGAAGGTGCTATAGGTATTGGATGGGCATTATCATTTTCAGAAGCTGATAGGTTTGGTGGCGATGATGCTTTTGCACAAACACTTGGTTATTTGCCAAGCGTACTAGCAATGTTTGAAACACCTAACGGTCAATACCCAAAAACAGTTGGCACCGTAATAAAAGGCGATGAGGTTGGCGGTATACCTACAGCAGGCGTAGTTGAAAACATAGATGTGCTAAAACAACAAAGCTTTCAAGGTATTGCTACAGCACCTGTTGATGTAGATAACCTAGTGAGACGCATACCTTTGTTGATGAAAACACCTGACGGTTGGACACCTAGCTTTGGCACAGAAATACTAAAAGCACTTACAGGCACTAAGTCGTACATAATTACTACCAATGCAAACGGCATACAGGAAATTGCAGTTAGACATTTACCGCCTGTAAAAACAGACAACTTTGGTCGTAAATGGATTAGTTGGGTCAATACACCTACAACAACATTAGACGAAATGAACGTAGCAGGTAAGTTTGTAATTATTGGTGTTACTGCAAACGGTGTAATGCCACAAGTAGCTACGCCTGTAGGTTTGTTAGAGCCACATAAGATACAAGCAGCGTTAGCAGAATCAATCCTGATACAAGACTCTCCTATGATACCTGAGTGGTCTATAGCTGCTGAAATGTTAATTTTTATCACATCAGTAACCCTTATATGGCTCGTAATTGCATATTTTGGTATAACCCTAGGAGTTGCATTGGCATTAGCAATAATGCTTTCTACGGCTTTAGGTGGCTATTACGCAATACAAGCAGGTATATTAATAGATGTAACTTGGTCTTTAGTATCACAATTTATCACCGGGTCTATAGGTTTTTACCTTAGATTTAGAGAACAATACAAACTAAGACAACAAATAAAAAAACAATTTGAACATTACCTTGACCCAAGACAAGTTAAACAATTACAGAAAAATCCTGAACTTTTAAAACTTGGTGGAGAAAAAAGAAGATGCACTTTTTTGTTTACAGACTTGCGTGGCTTTACAGCTTTGAGTGAGTCCGTAGAGCCTGAAAAAGTAACTTATATTATGAATAGAGTTCTAACAGCACAGGTTGAAGCGGTGCAAAAATACAATGGTTGCATTGACAAATTTATCGGTGATGCAGGCATGTACATCTGGAACGCACCTTTAGATGTAAAACATCACGAACAAATAGCATACGAGTGTGCATTAGAAATGATACAAAATGTCAAAAAAGTAAGCGATGAATTGGTTGAAGAAGGCTTACCACCTGTAGCAATAGGCCTAGGTTTAAATACCGGAGATGCAATAGTTGGTAATATGGGTAGTGATACACGATTTGATTATTCTGCTATAGGCGATGCTGTAAATACAGCTGCAAGACTAGAATCAGCCACAAAAGAAAGAAATGTAGATATTTTAATAGGCGAAGAAACAGAAAAGTTTTGTGGTTACAAATTAAAAGTGTTAGAATCTATCAAGGTTAAAGGAAAAGCAAAACCATTAAAAATCTATACAAAACATTTATAAAATATATGGCAACAACAAAAGAAGCAATCAGCAAAATAGAAGCACACGAAAGAGAGTGTACAATAAGATACGAAAACATAGAAAGAAGGCTTGAAGACGGCTCAAAGCGTTTTGATAAGCTAGAAAACATGATATGGGCTGTATATCCATTTATCTTACTTTCTGTGGTTTTGTCTAGGTTTGTATGAGCAAAATATTGTTAGGCATTATTGCTGTAATGTCTTTGATTACAATATTTTTGTACAATCAAAATAAAACCCTCACAGCAAACAATCTTGCACTAGAAGGTGCGGTAGCAACACAAGAAGAAGCTATACAAAGTTTACAAAACGATTTTCAACTACAAACCACAAGTCTTTTAGAATTACAAAACAGAAACCAAGAAATACAAAAAGAAATGTCTAGGTATCTTGATATTTTTAAAAGACACAATTTAAGCAAACTAGCAGCAGCTAAGCCCGGTTTGATAGAACCTAGAGTTAATAAAGGAACGAAAGATGTATTCGATAGTATTGAAGAAGACAGCCGCAACATTGACAGTCTTGATGATGGCTTGCAGTTGCAGTCTGCTACCAACTAAACAAATAGAAGTAACAGCAAAGCCTATGGAGAGAACCATAGTGCAGCCAGTAATGCCTAGGGAAATAGACCTAAAAGACCCATATTGGTATGTCGTATCAGACAAAAACATAGAAGAATTTTTACAAAGAGTAGAAAAAGAACACGGACAAGTAGTGTTTTTTGCCATGTCAGTACCAGATTACGAACTCATGGCTTATAACATGCAAGAATTAAAGAGGTATATAAATGAGCTTAAAGAAGTTGTTGTGTATTATAAAAAAGTCACAGAACCACAAAAAGGAGACGAGTAAAATGAAAATATCTGATGAAGGCATAAAACTAATAAAACACTTTGAAGGCTGTCCTACAGACTCAGACGGCAACGTAGTAAGTTATCGTTGTGCTGCTAATAAAGCCACAATAGGCTACGGCTCTTTAAAACTTATAGATGGCACTCCTGTAGAAGATGGTATGAAGATAAGCAAACAGGATGCAGAAGACTTACTAGCACATGAATTACACGAGTATGAAGGCTATATTAATGACATGGTTGAGCCTGATTTAAAACAAAACGAATTTGATGCATTGGTATCATGGGTGTTTAATTTAGGGCCTTCAAACCTAGCTGCAAGCACTTTGTTAAAAAGGCTAAACATGAAAATGTGGAATGATATACCAAATCAAATAAAACGCTGGAACAAGGTTGGTGGCGTGCCTAACGATGGGCTAATAAAAAGAAGAAACGCTGAAGCTTTGTTGTTTGAAGGTAAAGAATGGGGTAAAGTCTAACTGACATGATTGTTTGTGGATATTCACTTATCTCCTCTCTCTCCAGAGCAACGTGTCAGGAGAGTCAAGCGTCCTTTACATATTGGCTCTCCACCTAATGCTTAACCTAGATAACATAAAATCATTTGACGCTTTATCAAGAGATGAGCAGGTAGAAGCACTTACTCTTATTGACAAATGGAAAAACCTGAACGCAAGAGACAGATGTAGAGATGATTTTTTAGAATTTGTAAAATTTCATTGGGAAGGCTTTATTATGGGCAGGCATCACAAGATTCTTGCAGAAAAGCTAAACCGTATTGCACAAGGCAAGTGCAAGCGACTTATGGTTATGTTACCTCCTAGGCACTCAAAATCAGAATTTGCATCAACTTATTTTCCAGCATGGATGATGGGTTTAAATCCAAGTTTAAAAATTATACAAGCAACTCACACCGCTGAACTAGCAGTAAGATTCGGTAGAAGAGTGCGTAATATTATAGATAGTGAAGAGTATCAGACTATTTTT